TTTTTGTTGTAAAGTCTTAGCCACGGAAATGATAACGTGTCCAACTTGTGCTTTCTTAATAGAACCACCCATCTGGTCGGTGGTAACAACCTCAGAAGATATAGAGCTTCTGTTACCCTGTGTTGCCGTCCATCCCACTAATGATAGTTCGTGACACATCGCCTCAAAACCTCTCATCACTGAACCCTCAGCTTTCCATTCATCTTTACTCGAACTTTCAGGAACCACACAATCAATATAGTCTAAAAGAACCAAGTCAATCTTTGTACCATCAGCAATCATTTTTCTGATTTGGTTTTTGATTTGATTCATGGACATAGAATCCGATGGAAGTTTTTTCAAGATTAACTCGTTCTTCATCGTTTCTTTGATTTCTGTAATTTTAGCCATGACCTCATCTTTGTGTTTTACCAAGTTGTCAGGTTCAATACCAGTCCAAAGTGTGAAGTGTTTACGTTGTACAATCTTTGGGTTATCCTCAAAGAATATTTGAAGGACGTTATAACCAAGATTAAACGCAGTATTCGCAATCTTTGTAAGGATGGTAGTTTTACCGACACCTGTAGGTGCTAAGATAACACCAATTTCTCCTTTTGCCAAACCACCTTTAAGTAGTCGGTCAATTCCTGGTATTCCCATTGCAATTGGATGACGGAAGTCTTCATCAAGAACTGTGTCAAGATTAGAGAAGATATCAGTTGTACCTGTATCTCTTTCCCCAACCTGAAGAGCTTCACGGACCAAACCTTCAACCTTATCATAAGATTCAAAGTCACCTTCCGTAATGATTTTTTGGGCTTTGTCCATCGCCTTCTGAAGTTCTTGTTGTTTACAGAACTTCAACGCTTTCTCTTGAACGAACTGAGTCCCTTCAAATGGTGCGTCTTTTACTTGTTTGATAGTGTCAAGGACAATTTTTGCAACTAACTCTTGTGAAATCTCAGATTTAACAATCTGTTCGAGTGTGTCAAAATTTGGCGTTGATTGGTACTTTACGTGATACTCCTTAATCATTTGCAAGATAATCTTGAAGTATTTGTTGTCAAAATATGAACTCTCGATTACGTCCATAATCGACGCCGAAAATTCTTTATCGACGACAATTTGGTTTAAAAGCTGTATTTGAAATGTGTTTCCTAAGTAATCAAAATTCTTGTTCATATTGTATTTTTTCGTTCGTCTGTTTTATTAAATATTCACTTGTTTAGGTCAAAGTTCAAATAATCAAAAGATAATTTTTGACCTGAAAAAATGTCAGTTAATTCTCGGAGAACGTCTTTTAAAAATGGTCGTACATCAACCGTATAACGAACTTTTGGCGGGAACAATTTTCCATCAAAATTTCTATGACAAATTGTCTGCTCTCCAATTTTTACATAAATGTTGAACTCTTCCTTGTCATCGGTGAACGATGTGTCCATAATTGCGGGGTCTGCTAAAATAGCATCTCGGTTGTCCATCATGTAAACAACTGTCTTCATTTTAAGATTGTACTCAAGTTCTTCTTTAAGTCGTTTAACAAAATCGTATAACTCCAAAGAATTTTTTGCTTTCGGGTTATACCCTCGAACATTAAAGAATCTTTGGACAACAATGTTGTCGTTCAACGTAAGTAAGAATTCCATTTTGGTGCTGTCTTGCTCTTTCATAATTTAATTTTTGTTTGTATTTCTTTTTTCTTTTCTTGTTAATTTCATAAAGGGTTTGAGGAAATTGACCCAAGCCTCATTGTCTTTGGGTAGATACTTAAATAGACCGTCCTCCATCATCATCCTCATCAGATTCTTATAACCCCTGTCCGTTGGGTCTATTGTATCGTTCAAAATTTGTTCAACTAATTCTTTTCCATTCTCAGTAATTAAAGGGTTTGTAAGGTCGACTATCTTTTTGTTTGTTCTATAAAACTCTTCTCCAAATATAGTTGATTTTGTTTTGCCTGTCAAAAGATTTGTCAATGTTTTTGAAGGTTTGTCTTGCGGGATATTTCGTGCATAATCCAAGATTTCTTCGATAGTGCATGGTTTCTCCTGCAATTGAGGGAATAACTTAACTAAAGTTTTTTCACCAAGTCCCTGAATACCATCAATGTTATCCGATTTGTCCCCCGTAAATACTTTTGTAACCAATACATTATAGTGTGGAATGTCCACCTTGTTAATGGATATCATATCTCCGTTTTTAAAGTATTGTTTTGTGATTGGGGAGTAGATGGTCACATTCTCAGAGATAAGTTGTGTGAGGTCTTTATCCGCAGAAAAAATAATAATCTGTTCGTCTTTGGATATCTTACAATAGTGAGCGATGAGGTCATCGGCCTCGTTGTCCTCAACTTCAATTTGTCTTACAAAAATTTCTTCAAGGTATTGTTTGACACGAGACCTTTGGTACAAATACGATTCGTATTTATACTCATTCATACTCTCTCGTCTGTTCTCTTTGTATTGGGGGTATATAGACTTTCGGATAGATGAATTTGATTCACCATCCCAAAACACAACAACTTTATCATGGTTGTGTTCTTCAAGGAATTTACGGAGTATATTCACAAAGTGGTATACTCCGCCCACGTGGTCTCCGTTGTTGAAAACATCTTTGGCTCCGTGGAATCCTATCTTAAATAAATTATTACCGTCTACTAATAGTGTCTTAATCACATCTGTGATTTAAAGGGTGAAACAATATATTAATCCTCTTTTTCTTCTTTTAAATCGAAGTCACCATCGACTCCGATAATTTCTTTCCAATAGTCAGCATACTCTTTCTTGTATGATTCAATTGACGCTTTCTCTTCAGATGCTTCTTTACCTGCCAAGAACCCGTGTGGTGTTACGATAATCTTACCATCTTCATATCCCAATCCATTGATGTGGTTTTTCATTACAGATACTTTTGTTCGGATAGCAAATTTAACGCTTCTTTTGTCTTTTGTTGCGGTAATCTTGTTAGTCCCCGCACCTTTTTGGTTACCAAATAAGAATACCAAAGATGAGTTCAACCAAATAGCTTCACCACCTTTTGCCTTAATTTTTGGTTGACCAAATGGATTGTCAGGTAATTCAACCCAAGGTTGGTTTACAATAACCAATGTGTTTTCGTATTTTGAATCAGATTTACGTGAACCTGAAATACGTTGATTGATACCCATACCAATCTTGTCAGCCAATACCGATGCGTTGTGTTGTTTACCGCCCTTACCATCAAAAGTCATCTTACAAGGAACTGAACCAACTGAATCCCACAAGAACAATAAACTGTAATCCAATTCACCTTTATCTTGTGCATCTAACAAACTATTGATGTAGTCTGTGATTTGTTCGATGTAATCAAAGTCATTGTTGAAGATGTAAAAACCATCCCAATCAATTTCACCTGTTTCTTCATCAACTACTTCCTCACATTCAAACCCCATAAGTTTTGCGTGTTCAAAAGACCATTTTTGTTCCGTAATGATAAAGACAGGTAGAATACCTTTTTTCTGAGCGTCAACCGCAGTTTTAACCAAAGCAGTTGTTTTACCTGTATCGGAGTGACCCAAGAACATGTTTAAGTGTCCAATCGCAGGACCTGGTAATCCAACCGCATCCAAGAAGTCAGGACCTAAATCAAAAAATCTTTGCGGTTTGTACTTAGCGGAAGTAGAGAACTTTTTCTTTACTGCACTAAAATCGTTTTTCTTTATTGCCATAATTTTGTTTGTTAAAAATAAAAACGCATGGACACAATGTTTATACAAGTGCCCATGCGTTCTTTAATTAGAATGGTAATTCTGTGTCAATCTCGTCGTTAGCCTGTGGGTCAACAGACGGTGTAGATTTACCACCACCAATAGATGTTGTTGATTCGATGTCGTTTGCATAAACGTATCCACCTTTTTCAGAATCCCACTTCGGAGTTTCTCCACGAGCAATTGCCTCAAGGTAATCAACAGGTTTTTTGGAGTATACGTCCATCCAAGTTAACTCATCACTAATCCAAGCGTCAGCCTGAGCTTTGTCTTCATGAACAGGAGCTGGGTCATCGTACATGATTGTAGAGATACTTGTGTACTCTTTACCCGCAGGTGTTTTAGATTTAGTCAATTCGATAACAAGGTCACGTCCTTTTTCAGGGTCAGTGATATCACCTTTGTTTCTCCAAATCGGAATGATTTTATCCAAGATACCATCATTCTTATAGTTGTGTTTAAATCTCCAAAATTTAACACCATCAGCCTCGTTATCACGGTCGATAACTTTAACGATGTAAAACTTACGAGACTTGTATTGTTTTGCCAATTCTTTGTCTGATTCTTTACCCGTAGACATCAACTCTTCGTAAACCTCATTCAAAGGTGAACGCTCGTTGTCATTTTTTCCTGGGTCATAGAATTTGTTCCACTGACCACCAACTTGAATTTCGTGGTACCATGCTTCTTTGAATGGTGAAGAACCATCATGTGTTGGAAGGATACGTACTCTACGTTGTCCTGATTTCTCTTTGTCAGAGAGGATACAAGCGAAATACTTTTTCATTCTTTCGTCTTGCGACATTTTACTTTGGGCCCCGCCCCCTTGTTGTGCTTTTTCGTACTGTGCCAATACGGCGTCTAATGAACTCATCATGTTTTATATATTTAAGTTTAATTTGTCTTACAAATATAGTCTAGTTTTACCAGTTTGTCAAATAAAAAAAGGTCACCTTTTGGGTGACCTTACATTATTTGTTGTGTTTGTTATTTGTATTTGAACTCGTCCTCAAATCCATTACCTTGGAAAGAATTCTTAATGTCATTAACGTTGATGTCGGTCACGTCATCAGGTGTTAAAACATAATCATTTTTTCCCGTCTTTTCCATCTCTTCTGATTTGTCATCAAAAAATTGTGATAATTTTTGACTATAAGGATATGAATCGTACGTTCTTAACTCCAATTTTTCTTGTGGGGTTTTTTCACGATACTTTTCAATTTTATTTTCAAGAGAGTTTAATTTATTCATAATCGAATCCATCTCACCTAATCTTGATTCCAATTTGTTTAATTGACCAAACAAATTATCAAAGTAACTATCTTGTTTTGATTGAATATCTTTTTGAGCAGTAACTAATTCAGTTATATCCAATTCTTCAGAATCAGTTTCATCGCCACCCTTTTCTTCAGATTTACCTTCATCGTCAATTTTTTCAACGTCAGGGTCATTTTCTACATCGATAGGTTCAGAAGTCGCTCCCGCTTCAGGTGCTGGTGGAGCCGCCTCACCACCTGGAGGTGGTGGAGGAACCGCCGCAGCATCTGCTGGTGGAGGTGGAGGTGCCGCACCTGCATCAGGTGTAAGTGCTGCTAAATCATCAGGAGCTGGCTCAGCAGCTTGTTCCAAAATATACTTATTGATACTTCTGTATCTTTCAATTTCACTTAGAATTTTTTTGTCTATACTCATTGTATTAACCGTTTAACAATTGCTTTATACCTTTAGATGTTTCAACTCTAACTTTCCTGTTGGCGGTTGTTTGGTGTCCAGCTCTTTCGATAAGACCATCTCTTTCTCTTACAGTGTAACAATCACCTGTATCCAAGTCACAAACTTGTTTAGTTCCGTCACCATTATCTTCTTGTGAAAATCTTGTAGATTTACCAAGGTAGTTGTCTAATGCTGTTTTAATGTCCATAATTATGTTTCTATATAAATATATCGTTATTTGTTAAATTTATGGTATCTGTGGAAGAGTGAACTTCCATTGGAATGGAATTTTAACATCTTCAGGGTATGGTTGCCCATTAGGGCTTGGTATACCCTCTACTTTAGGTCCCCATACAGCTAACACGTACCAAGTAACATAAACATCAGAATTAATCCAACGGTTTGATGTTGTAACCTCATTTGCCATACCTAAGACATCAGTCACAAATTGTTGTTCAGTTATTGTGAAATTTCTTAAATCTATTGGTGTCACTAAGTTTGGAGTTACATAAATATCTGTTTGAACATTTTCAAAAGTGTTTGATTCGTTCCACAACCTGTAAGACGGAGGACCGACTAATCCCTTAACAGAATAAATATATTCAGGATAACGATATAAATACCAATCACCAGAGTTTGGTGTAATTTTAACTTGGAATGTATTTCCTTGAATATTTGAGAATAATGGTATTGGTCCTGTTTGTTGTGGTTGTGTATTTGTATCTGGTGGTACTCCTGGTACAACCGTTGGAGGTGCGGCGGAAGGTTGACTTGGATTGTAGGTAAATTGGGTGGTACTTGTCCCGTTACCATAAACACCTTTAACCGTAATTGTATTAGTTTGAGGTATTGGTGTATTACTAAATGGAACAATAATTACCATATTAGTTTCACTATTAATTGTTATACCTGTTGTTACTGTAACCCCATTTACCGTAATTGCGGTTACGGAACCTAAATCATTACCAACAACATTAATAATTGTACCTGTAACACCTGTTAATGGTGTGAACGATGTAATTGATGGTGGTAGACAAACAGGTGCAGCAACCGTTGTTGTGTTTTGGTTATTTGTAGTACCAGTACCACCACTAGCAATTTGTTGTTCTTGAGCTTTATTAGCCTCACTAACATTATAATTAGCATCAGTACTTAATTGTACCTCTTTGGCAGATTTCAATCCTTTTTTAACCGTTTCAAATAATGTTTTGTATTCATCTTGATTTTCGTCAAAATATTCTGGAGTTATATTAGGGTTTGCACTTGTTGCTGGTGTCCAATAACAAACATAATATTTTGGTAATCCTAATGGTGCGTTACCATTTTCACCAAATAAAATACGTCTAACATTTGGTGTTAGTCTCGCAATCATGAAATCTAAAAATTTATCAAGATTAGTAAAGTTAGCAATTGGTGTTGGGTTGTTTGTTGAATTTGAATTAGATACCGACACACATGAAGCTTGTTTTTGTATAAAGTACTGAGTACTTGGTCCCCAATACACACTTAATTCAACATTAGCAAAGTTGTTATTATAACCATAAAACTTATCTTTATTAAATGTTTTAATGTAACACATTAAATAAATAAGAATTTGTAAATTAACATCATTCGTTTTTGCAACAATTGCATCGGCTAATTCTTGTGGTGTTAATCCAGTTGTTGCGGATTCAACAAAATCACCCCAAGTAACATAGTTACTATTCAAAGATAATGTACAACTATTAACTGCGGCTGCGGTGTTTTCACCTATTTGTGAAAGAAGTGCAGTCTTATTAATATTTGTAATTGGTTTTGCAGGTATGTTATCTTTTTTCTTTAATATCGCAGTTTCAATTTGTGTTAATAAATTTTGATTTAAACTTTGTAATAAATTATCTATTGACGGTAAATCGTAAATACCTTGTCTAATTCCCGTAAAATTTGTTTGGAACTGGCCTGGTTGAATGGTGTGATTAACTTCAGTAATTAGATACGGTCCATTAAACATTGGTACGTGTCTTAAATTGAAATACATCGTTGGTTGTAATAACGCATTACCTAAACAAACCACTTGACATTGGTAGCTTCTTTTCTTGTATAAGTTATATAATCCTACGTTTTGAGTTGCGACATTTTTACCATTTGCTTGGTTAACCATGTCAATTTGAGTTTGTATTGACTCTGATGTTGCCTTACCACTATCCATAGAAACATCAAACGAATAGAATATATTTTGATTTCTAGTTCCAATATCAACATTAAACCCTACACATTTATTAGAAAGAGCCCAATCGGTTTTACCTACTTGGTTTTCAATTAATGGATTTTCAGACGCTCGTCGTAATTCAAAAGAATCGTCTCTAAATCTTGAATTACCTTTTGGTAAATCTAATTGAGCCGAAGGTAGTCCTGCATAAAAACAGACAACTTTTGGACTTGATTTACGATAATCAACATCTAAGAATGTTCCCCACATATTATCAGCAAACTCTAAAGAACCTTCCGCGTTTTGTGAAAGAGTTGTTCCGTCCGCATCCTGTACATTATAGAAATTAACATAAGCTGGTAGTGGCATCACATTAAATTTATTTTTAATAAGAATTCCACTTATGAATGTGAATACACTCATTTCCATATTGAATGATGATTCTTCAAAAGTTTTACTACCTAAAAGAGTATCTTTTAATGAAAAGATATCAATTAATAATGTGTCTCCAATATTCCTTGAAGCCCTATCTAAAAATAAGAAATCTTCAAAAAGAGTTTTACTTGAGTAGTCTCCGCCAGCAACCCATTTATCGTTCAGAGCTTTAAATACTTCATAATTTTCAACTTTAGATTGTTGACCATCAATAACACTTTGTATTTTCTTCTCAGGTAATTCTTGTTGATTGGGTAGTTCAAGTCTAACTCTTGTTAATATTTGATTTAAAAATAAATTTTGAATCGCAGTTGTACCATCTAAATAAAGTTGCAATCTTGATTTAAACTCAACACTTGTAAGTGTAGGTGTAAGAAGTTTCTGCGTTGCATATTGTTTTATTAATTGTGAACATAAAACAATGTTGTCAACGGTAAAATCAATATTATTATCAATAAAGAAATCTGTAATATAGGAACCTTGATTAGTATATGCCAAGTTTTGAATTGTTGAGAATCCAACCTCGGTTTCTAATGCCAACCATTGAGTAGGGTATTGAGCTTTGGATTGTGCCAAAGTTATTCCCCCACCACTTGAAGGTAAAGTACCATTAACGTAAGTCCCAAAATCAATTGGGTCGGTCACCACATTTGGTCCGTTATTTGAGGCAATAAATGAATCAACAACTCTTCTCTTATAGTTTGCAGGATTACCGTATTTTAACATCACATCATATTCTAAAAATGATTTGATTGTATTTGAAAAAGAAACTAATTGTGTATTACCAAGTGTGTTAAAATATTCTGAATTAGATAAGTTAGTATTTCCGTTTACCGTCATTAAACTTCTAAACAAGTATTGGAAGTTTCTATATAATGCAGTATTATCTACAGGTGACTCACCAACAGGTACACTTACTTGTGGTCCTAAATCAATATCCGCAATTGGTTTAGAAAAATTTAAAAACTCTTGTTCAAACTTATCCAAAATACTTTTATCAAAAACCGAAAATATTTCTTCAATGTTTGAATACTCATCAGTAATTAATAGTTTAAACGATGATTGTTTTGTGTTACCCGTTAAAATTTTATTAACGTATTTATCGGGTGATGGTTTAACTATTTGAGTATTATTAAAATACCCGTAGTTTGGTGCCGACCACAACATCCTTACAGAACCATTATAAATTGAAGGATTATTTAAGAATGGAATTATTTGAACATTGTTTTGTAATAACTCAACATTTATTTGGTTTATAGGTGAACCAAATGAAGGGACAATAAAATATTTACCGCTTGTAGTATTTCTATTTGGTCTACAATTACCTGATAAACTATTTAAGTCCATTACTGTATCAGGTAAAACTACTGACCACGTTTCAATGGTTGATAGTTTTGGAAAACCACTAAGTAAGTCAACTATAGAACTTGATGGATTAATGTTAGAATCTTTAAAATTATATACTTTCATTCCCCCACCAATACTTGTTTGAATTTCAGTATTAGTGTATCCTGTATACAAATCATATCCATTATAGAATACGTTAAAATCATTAATTACTTTAGGATAAAATCCTGTTTGTATTTTTGGATTATTAACAGATGTGGTATTTTGTAATGTAATTTCTTTAACCCCATCAAACTCAAACTTATATGTTTTTGTATCGGAACTAGTTATTGGGTCAAAATTAACTTTATAATCAAAATTAGTCCAAGCACTATCCAAGAAATCAACTCCCGTTGTTTTATAAGTTTTGTATCTGTACCAAATGGAACCCATCTTTAAAACCCAAGCGTATGGCATTTTGTGAATAGCCCCAAACTTTTTAAAACAAGATGCGATATAATCTAAATCATTTGTAGCACCTAATGTTTTATATTTTTCTTTTAAAGAAGCTAAAGGTAGTGAATTAATAAATAAATAAGCTGCCTGAACGTATGGATACTTGTCTTTTTTTCTCCAATTTAATACACCATTCTGAATTGCATTTACCATATACGGTGTATTCAACATAGTTGTTGTTGTTTCAGTCGTAATATTATTTATCTGTCTAGTATGGTAAACATAACCTTCAGTTGGTATAAACTTTTCAGGATTTTTTCTTAAATCTAAAAATGTTGTTAAATTAGTTTGAGTGATTTCTGAAGTCGGGTCTGTTACCGCTAAATAAGAAAAATTAGTTACAGGTCGGTTTGTTGTATAATTATACACGCTATCAAAGTTTGATATAACATTTCTTTCTTTAAAAACTCGTAATACTTGTTTTGTATTATATACTTCGTTACCAACATTGGTACTACTTTGAGCCATATTCGCAGAAACCCAAGTAGAATTTGTGAACGGGTAAGTGTCAATAATTAACGGTTCGTTTGACGCATTTTTAACTAATTGTTCTAACGCCTCATATTTGGCAGCGTTTTGAGGTTCTTTCCCTAAATCATTAATTGTTAGAATATTAAAAGAATTTTCAGTTAAGTTTTTAATATATGGTGTTACATAAAAATCTCTTATAAATTCTTGGTAAGCCCTACCTGTACCTTGGTTAGAAAAATTAAATAAAGTTTGTTCGTAGTTTTGAGCGGTTATATTATAATTCTTAAGTTTTAAGGTTAAGAAAGGAGAACTAACACCTAAACTTGTAACAATATTGGTAGTTTCCGAACTTAAGATTAAATCAGTTAATTGACTTAATTGATTTGCATTTGCTCGAATATAACCTGAGTAATTGGCAGTTAAAAATTGTCTTTCCCAAATTTCATAAAAGAATTTAATTTCTTCTTTGTTTACATAAGCAATACCGTTTGAAGGGTATTCAATCGCATTGATGTTAATAATATTTGTAGTCGCCTGACTATCTGTTGGAACTTGAGCAATTGGAGGATTAAACCTTTGAGTAATACCTCTCATGTATTCTTCAACAAATTCAACTTCAGGCCATTTATCATAAAGGTAACCTTTAGTAATATCAACAACCGAAGGGTCGGCGATATATCTTAATTGAAAACGTCCTTTTTTATCGTCAGGAGTTTCAACAAAAAATTGTGGCCAAGGATAAACAGGAATTTGACTTGTTGATAACCCTTGGTTTTGATTTGTGGCTTCTTGTGATTTTGCAACTTTACCAACAGTATCTGTACCAGGGGCGGATGATGGGTTATCTAAAATTGATAATTGTCTAACAGGGTCGTATTTTACATTCCAAGCATTAGTGTGGACCTCATCCATTAAACGAATAAACGCTTCTGCAGATGCCATTATAACCGCACAAACATTTCTTACCGTAGGTCTAAATCCAAGTCCAATTTTAGAATCTTCAATTTTTCTTGAGAAGTCTGCGGTTAATATAGTTTCATAATCCGTTAATTTTCTATTGGCTTCTGCCTCAACCTGATAAATTAAATTTTCAAATCTCGGTTCGACTTGGTTTGTCACCGTATTTGATTTAAAAATGAAAAATGGCGTTTTAACTAAATTAGTTGTACTTGATTGATTTGAAGATGCGGTGGGATTTATACTAACCTCAAGAAATGGTTCGTATAATTTTTGTAAATAACTTTTAGTTGCCTCAGTATTTGCAGTTGTTGGTGATAATATTCCAGTCTGTTGAATTGTCGTTTTAGTTAAATCAATGTCATCAAAATTAACACTAATTAACATGGTGTTAAAAGTTATTGGATTTTTAATTGGTGTTTTACCTTTTACTCCAAGTGTCGGGTTTTCCGCCAACAATAAATTATATTGGTCAGTGTAACCACTTAACAATGTTCGAGCCGCTTGTTGTCTTGTTGGGTCTTTTAATATTTCATCTTTAAAAGCATAAACATAAGTCCCATTTTTTAAAACAATTGGTCTTAAATTCATATATGTATTGTACCAAGAAGTATCAGAACCATATATTTCATTATAATAATTCTTTAACACTTCTTTATACGCCCTAATATTAGTAAGTGGTTCTACATCTACTTTGGTATATGAATCAATAATAGTCTTTTCAAAATTTTCTAAAGCG